TTAACTCATTTCATTTGCGGCGTATGCCGTTGCCAAAAGCCGTGGCAAATATCCAGACAATCCGGGAGTCAGCAGCTCTCGCCGCGCCACTCCTGCCGAAGAGCACAGTTCGATGCGCTCCAGCATGTCCCGCACCGCAGCATCACGCCGCCCCGCATTCTTCGCCCCGTTCAGACATGTGTCCAAGTGCCGCACAGCCTGTATAACAAGCTCACGAGGTACACCAAGCTGCGCACAGTCAAGACGCCTGAGCCTCTCAAAATCATCCCGTGAAAGCCGAGAGCCAAGCAAAACAAGAACTTCGGAGCGCAAATTAGGTTTCTGCAAAAGCCGGGTGACGGCACTGGCAAAAGCTCCTGCCTGGGTGGTCCAGCCCGAACGACCAAGAGCCTGTGCCAGCGCCGCGCGCTCGCGTTCCGAAAAGAGCGGGTCGTCGCACACCGCTACGGCATCTCTCAGGATCTCACTCTGGATGCTTTCCGAAAATTTTACCAAGGCAGCACAACGCGCAGCTTCCCGTTCCTGTGCTGCCTGCCGCTCTGCTCTGGTCTGCTCAGCAAGCAGCCGACGCGAGACAAAGCGCTCCTCTGCGCTACTTAATTCCTGCTGCTTTGCGAGCTTGGGAAGCACGCGTCTTGCCGCGTCATAATCACATGCCCCGACAGCATCCCGACAGCCATTCAAAACATCCGCAAAGCACGCTTCTACATGATTCTGAAAACGCGTCTCTTCAGAGTACTGAACGAATTCTTTTCGTTCCTCCGCAGACAGCCCTGTAAGCAGCCCTGTCCGAATCTTACCGCCTGAGCTGTCAATTTCCTCCTGAACCTGCGCCCGGCGAAGAGAGTGCATTGCGCGGCCCAACATTTCTTCACCCTGCCCCGGCCTGAGCCATGCCTTGGCCGAGTCCAGACGCTCCCGGATCTGTTTGATAATCCGGGTTCGCGCTACCGCAGAATGCGTGTCGCACGCCGCCTGAGCATAAAAGGTCACATCGCGTTCCAGTCGGGCCAGACGCTTTCTGCTCTCTTCGGCAAGCATCTGCGAGGAGGCAAGGTTCAGCTCAAGATGTGAAAGCTCATCAAAAAAATGCTGCAAACCCGGCTGAGCCGTGCGCCCTGCCGCGGAGGGACGCAAGCGTTTCAAAGCCTTTTCTGCCTCGGAAAAATCGCCTTTTTTTGCTGCATCCTGCACTGTCTGGCGCACCTGTTCTTCGAGCTGAACCCGCGCCGCTGCGGCGTCATCCTGAGCCCTGCACCCATCCAAAAGCGCCTTGGGATCTGCCTCCTGTGGCGTTCCCTGACGCAGGGCATTCACCTGAATTCTGGACATATGCACACTCCTAGTACAGCCCGCCAATAAACTTTGAGCCGATTTGCATTTTGGACAGCGTATTCTGCCGCGAGGTGTACAGAGCTGCATTGCTGTAGCTCTTGGCCTGCGTCAAAAAACCATACGATCTTTTCTGCGCGGCGTATCGGATATCCCGCGCCTTACCTGCTTCCTGCTCTCGCAAAGCAAACAGCTCCCGATCATACGAACCAGCCAGCCCAGCCAGCAGCTCGGCCGTCGACTGTGATTCACCACCAAGCGCAGCCTGCTGCACTCGCTGGCTTGCCCGCTGCCGCTCCTGTTCCAGCCGCAAAATCTGCTTTTCCTCTTCCGTCTGCTCATGCAGGTCCTGCACCGCACTTTCGCCTTCGGACAAGGCCTGCTGACTGTACAGCCCCGCCTGCACGGCATGAGCAGACGCGGTCTGTTCCTTGTACGCGCCACTCATTGCCGAACTCCCTGCAACCAAAAGCATGGAACCAATTGCCAGTGTCTGTGCTGCCATTACTGAACCCTCGCGTAGATGTAGAAATTCTGTTTTCCAAAATACCGGCGCAAAAGACCTTCCCGCTCAAAGCCAAGCCACTCAAGCCAGCGGCAGCTCACCGGGTGCTGTTCCAGCACTAGAGCCTGTGCTCGCCACACCCCCTGCTGCGCGCAAACCCACGGAAGCCACGCCCGCACAGCGCGACAAAATGCCACACCGTAACGGGGAAGTTCTGGAGACGTCAGCGCCCAGAGGTCGCCCACTCCCTGACGCAGCGACTGCATCCCTGCACAGGCAAGAATCCGTGGGCCAGCGAGTGCCGTAAACGCCACACCAGACACAAGCATTTGTTCTCCAAAGTCCTGAATCTGCTCGTCATATCCGGCACAGTGCAAACCCTGCGCATCAAGAGGGCGAAGCTGTATTCGATCAAGGTGCTCTCGCCGTAACGGCTCAATTCGCAAGCTCATACAGCCCTCCTATTCCACCTGCACCTGAGGGATGCAGCATAAAATCGTCATTGGAAATGGTTCTGTCTGCCGAACGGTAAACAGCCCCTCGGAATGAAACCCACCGGGAAGACGAAGCTCGCGATCTCCATGATAAAGAGATGGCGGACCACTCGAAATCTCCTGACGAAGTGGCAAAAGCGGTTCATACGATTCCCTGCGATCATCACCAGAACACACCTCTCCGCCAATACTTTCCAAAAAGCGGAGCATCACACTCATCACTCGCCGTTTTCGCCCCTGAGAACTGCTTCCATTGGTAAGGGGCAACTCCAGACGCATAGGCTGCAAAAGACTCGTGTAGCTGTAGCCCACAAGAATATTGAATGCAGAACAGCCAAGCTTAATGCCGCCATTCTGTACGGTTTTGAAGCCCAAAAACGCTTTGTCAGCCATAACACAGAGCGTTTCGCCCTCCATGTCGTCCAGGCCGGAGATCTGCTCCACCTTGCTGCCGCTGTACCGAAGCCAGGAGTCCAGATACACGCCAGAAAAAGACACGCTTTTTCCTGTCCCTTCCGAATATGGGACAAGGCGCTCAATAATCTGAGCAGGACGCCCCAGATGCATCCGCCGTACAACCATCCACAGCTCGTCCCCAAACTCGCCGGGCACAACGCTTATGGATTTCACACGGCCTCCCCCTCCCAGAATATGATGGTGCCAGGCGCGAATATTTTCTTCCCGCAGGTAGGTACAGCCAAGAAGCTCTCCATCATTTCGCACACACCACAAAACGCCATCTGGCTCACGGGCGTATGCCATTTCCCGAATTCCTGACTCGGTCAGATGCTCGGCAAGCAAGGTCAGCTGCGGCGCAACGTATCGGCTGCTCAGCGCATCTGTCTGCATTTCCCGAATCTTGCGCCCGCTTCGACTCACATACAGCACTGCATCCGAAACCAGCTCTGCCCCAACAGAAGAACTGCCATACGCAGACAAACGCCGACTCTGGCAGTTGGACGGCGTAATTCCCTTGAGTTCTGAGCCTGACCAGATTTTGAGTTCAAAGGCATTGGTTCCAACCAGCAAATGCTCCTGATCTGTCATCCAGCAAATGGGATTCACCCGCGCACCACTCAAGGTGTGCTCAATGGCATCATCATCCAGCGGCACCCCCTGTGAGCCATGCAGCCAGCCGCTTGTGTTCATCCGAAAATCGCCATAGGCCCCTGTTCGAGACATCCATATCGTCTGGGGCTGGCGATAGGTCGCGGCGAGCACCAGCCGGTTTTCATAAAAGCCCACAAAATTTGGCCAGCACATGGCTCCCCACTGGCTCGGTTTTGCCTCATCTGGTTCTGGCCCCACAGTCCACGCACTCACATTCAGCTTGCCATCTGCATTCAGAATGCTTTCCACCTCGTTCGTACTCGCTTCACCCGGTGAATCCTTAAAAGAGATCACCCGTGCATACATGCCAGTCTGAATCGTTCTGTTTCCAACATACATATACCAGCACTCATAGCCTCCGCCCCCAATGACCTTGAGCACCATGTTTGCCCGAAATTCTGAATATTCCGGCAAAACAAAGGACTCTCCGGCACGGCCTGTCCCAGGGCTGTCGTCCTGTTTTTTGACCACCCAGTGCGCACCCGGCCAGTCCAGAGAAAGCGGCTCAAGCGTCCACGAACTGTGACTAAAACGCCGCAGCACATAAGGCGGCGTGGACTCGCACACCATGTACAGCTCATTTCCGTTTTGCGCAGTGCGAATGGATTTCAGAAACTCACTACGCCACGGGATGTCCAGCTCATAGACTTCATTTTTGGAATCAAGCACAACCCCGTTTCTGGTAAAAAAGCGCATCTTGCCTGCGCCAAGTTCCAAAACATAGCTTTGCGATTCCGTCGCATTAAAATCAAAGTTCAAAAGCCGCTCCGGGCCGGACGGACTCAGTGCCTTCATGATGTATTCTGTCCCCTGACGCCGGGACACGCTGCCGTAAGGCCGGGGAATAAAATTCTCCAGCCGACGACAGCCCGAATAATACTTTTCGTGATCTGTACGCCCTTCCATCTGGGGAGAAAGCTCCCCGGCGGAGAACGCGTTGAGAATGGGATTTGAATAGGCCATGCCCTAGCTCTCCCTTGCGGATATGAATGCATGAGGACGTTGTGGGGCAGGTCGCCCCCCGCCCTGGGCATCGCGACTTTTAGCGGTCCGCAGACGCTCGCGATACAGCACTTCCATGCGTTCCTTTTCTGCCGAAGACCCAGTAATTTTTTTTGCCACCCGCGCAGCAAGCCGCGCCGCCAGCGCCGAACGAAAGGTCGGCGGTAACGCCTTGGCATGACGAATGCGACGCACGTAGCGCAAAAACACATGCGATGAATCCGTCAGCAGACTCTGCCCCTCCAGCTCAAAATTCTGCTCAGGCTCCACATCCACCACACAGAGCGCATCCGACGGCAACTGAAAGGCCCGTGCGTACCCAAACGCGGCACCAGAGACCTGCTCTGCCAGTTCGACCCGGCGAAGAGCAAAGTTCCACGGATGTTCCTCCAGCATGGCATCACGTTCTGTTTCATAAAAAACCGACATGATGCGAACCAGTTCCGAATCCTCTTTCAGCGAGCCTATGCCTTCTTCGCCAAGCTCCATCAGTGCGGCAGACATGATCTGCATGGACACGGCTAAAGTCCTCCTTCAAACACCGCATGGAAAAAGGCTTCATCACTGTCACGGTCCTGCCCGTCCTGCGGCTTGTCCCTCGCCTCGATTGCGGTGATGCGCATGGAAAAAGGCTGCATATCCTGTGCGTCACCATGCGTCCCCGTCGCGTATGCCGTCAGCTCAGCACTCAGGGTGTAACGGCTTCCTGCCTCAATTTTTCCAAGCTCAAAGTCAGCCAGCACATCCTGCGGAACAGAAAAGCGAAAGGCTTCTGAACCTGTTTCCTTTTTCTGCTCACGGCGAGAGCTTTTCCCTGCCCGCCCTGTAGCCTTCTGACGCGCTCCCGTCCCTTTTTTGTCCTTTGGGGCAGGGGCAGACTGCGCCGTACCGTGAGATGCAGACGCGGTTTTAGTCGTGCTTCCGGGCATATCAAACTGAGCAAATTCCATAGCGTTCTCCTGCTTCTGTAGGCCGGGCCACCACGACGGTGGCCCGGGGAAAAGGTTCATGCTAGCGGGCGAGGAACTGCGGGAAAACCGACAGCTTGCCATCTGCGGCAGGATCCGTGCACTCAACACGGACTTTCACCTCTTTTCTGGTGTGCGTTGGGAGCACGTAGCGGCCAAGCACTTCCCCAGCAGGCAGCGGGGCATTCCCATGAATCTGACACACCGTGCCAAGCGGGATAAAGTCCGCGCCATCGCCATCACTGTGCATCATCGTCACCGTCAGCTCCTTGCCCTCGGCAAGTGCAAGTTCAGAAGCGACCTCCGCGATGATTTCCACAGAGCCAAGAGTTCCAGAAAGGCGCTGCACAGAGCCATTGCCATCCGCAGCGGTGTTGCGCGGGACATCCATGTCTTTTGCCAAATACTCGTCGTGTACCCGAAGCGTCTGTCCGTACATAGTTCCCCCTTTATGCGTTCACGACGACGTGCTCTTCGGTGGCGTCGTCAAAGTTGTAGCTGGTCACAATGGGCACGCCATTCCACTCGGCAATGCGGCGATCAACACCACGATCACCGGGCATCATCTGGAAGGCAGCGCCCTTGCCAATATCTGCCAGCACAGACAGCACCTTGCGGTGGCAGAACAGATAGGTGTTGTTCTGTGCCCGCACCATGTCCAGAAGGTTGTCCACCATGAGCGCCGTGGGCTTTTTCTTGGCCGAGATGTTCACAAGTGCGGCAACCGTGTTGGGGTTGGCGATCTGCATGCCAAAGTAGCCCTTGTAGCGCACGCCATAGCCCAAAATGCCATTCTCGTTTTCGTAGAGACCACCGCCATTGATGGCGCTCACGTTCAGAATGCCACCCTGTTTGAATGCACCGGGACTATAGAGTCCTGTGGTCTCGCCAGACACAAAGCGAACCGCCAGAATGGACCAGCAGTCCCCTTCTGCACCAGCGTCCACAAGTCGGCTGTTGTCCAGCGCGTATTTGCGGAAATTGCGATACAAAAGCGAGCGCTCAGCATCCACACCCAGCTTGCGCAGGGCCTTTGGCGTTTTTTTGGCAAAATAGCTGTCACGACCGCCAAAAGCTCTGGCCTTGTCCTCCGGGCAAAACATCTTTGCGCCCATGATCGCGAGGTCCACTTTGCGCAGCCGGGATTCCACATCAATGGAGTCCAGCGGTGCATCCATGTCCACAAAGCCACCACCAGTCACATCAGAGACTTCCTCAAAGACGTTCCACAGGCTGTGCGAGGCTTCCTCAAAAGGAATCACGTCCAAAACCGGAGTTTCTTCGGTCAGCCAGTCCACCTGTTTAGGCTGCTTCTTTGCAAATGCGGCCGAAAGTTCTTTCAAAGTTCCTGTTGTGCTCATGCCTTACGCTCCCTTTCCGCCAAAGACATTTTCGGCGAAAAACTGTTCGGTTGAAATCGACTCTCCTGCGGGGCGGAAGCTTCCCCGCTCTCCAGCAAGAGTGTCTTCGGAAAACGTCTGCCCCACGGCAGAAAACAGGCGCATCATCTCTGGACTTTCTGCAATTTTTTCGTGCAGAGCCTTGGTCTCACGCGGGTCAAGCCCGGCAGTACGAGCCGTCCTGTCGAGTCCCTGAAATGCAGCATCACAGCGCTCATTCAGTTCTTCTCCCCACAGCCCGTGCAGTTCTTCCCGACTTGCGGCAAGCTGTCTGGCATGTCGCCGAGGCTCACCCGCCAAAAACTCCTCAACCATCTGCTCGTAGCCCTGAGCCAGCCCCTGTGCCTGCTGCGGCGAAAGAGCCAGCCCATGTGCAGCCTTTTTGAACCAGTCCACAAAATGCGGATCTGCATCCCGGCCCTCGGGCATGGTGATTTCATAGTTTTCCGGAGAATCAGGGACACCTGCAATGCGCCGGAACTCAGCTTCAAAGGATTTTTTCTGCTCCTCTGTTGCGTTGTCCGGAAGAGGCGTCAGGCCAATAGTCTTGCGCCCGACCAAAGAACGGGCATTGAGCAGAGAACGGGCCATGTCTGCCGGAGACTGAAACTCCCGCAACACCGGATGCTCCCGCAAGGGCACATCCTTCCCGTCCTGAGTCCACACCGCATCCTCAGGGATGACGTTTTCCAGCCAGTGTTGTGTACCGGAAGGTGTCTCTGCGCCGTTTCCATTACCGGGGGCTGTCGAGGCTTCCATTGTCATGGTCCTGTTGCTCCTTGTGCTGTTTGTGCTGTTCTGTATGAATCTGTTCCAGACGCTCCAGCAGCTGAAACAGGGTCATGCGTCCATAGCGAAAAGAAACCTGCTCCGCGCTCTGCCACGTTTCCGGGCAGAGGGTCGGCTGCATAAAGCAGTGCGTTTGCAGGAACTCCCGCAAAATTTTCCCGTCTGGCGTTGCCAGAGCATGGCTCACAGCGTGGGCCAGTTCGCGCTCCTGCATGTCTGAGATGCTCATACCTCACCGCTCCTTGCCTGCGCCTGCGACGCTTCAAGCAAAAGATCCGCAGGACTGCCCTTTTCCGGGGCATGCGACAGATCTGGAACCAGCTTCGCAAGCTGGGCCAAAGACTTGGCCTGCTCATATTTCTGCGCTTCAAGCTGCGCCTGCGAACGCTTTTCCCGAAGCTCGGCAACCTCGGCCACCGAGCGCATTCCTGTTTGCGGAAACCCTCTGCTCTGCATGAGTCGCCGCAGGTTTTCGTCATGAGCAAAGTTGTCAAAGATCTCAGGCGCCACCCCAGCCATGCTTTGGGCATCTCTGTAGGTCTCCAGAATGGCTCTGTTCCGGGACTGTTTTTGTGCCAGCATGAGCGGACTGACGTACTCGGCCCGCAAAAGCTGCCCCTGCAAAATTTCCGGAGCCTCTGGCAGCTCACCTCGTCGTTCCAGCAGGCGATGCAGTCGGCTAAAGAGCCGCGAAAAATTCTCCTGCTGCTGATTCACCAAAAGTGGACCCAGCAAAAACATGCGCTCCGAACTCAGCTCGGCAACTTCCATTGCCGTGGGGCTTCCCCCCTGCTGGATGCGCGAACGAATGGTCAAAAACAGGTCCACAAAAAAAGCCTGATTGATGTCCTGCCGCGTGCTTTCCATCAGTTCCCAGGTGAAGCCAGGGCTGCTCCCAACAGAAAGCGGTCCAAAGTCCGCAAGGCTATTCCCCTCGGCACGGCGGTAATAGTTCATGGCCCGTGGCTCAAAAGAGAAGCGCCCCACAAAACCGTCATCAGGGACAAGGTACGGCGGCGCAACGGCAAGCTGCCCGGCTTCCAGAACCAGCCGCTTCATTTCGTTAATCATTTTGACATCAGCAAGGGCCTCTGTACCGGGACTTGTGGAATACGCGCTGGCAGGCACGCGGCGAAAACGGGCCACCACATAGGGCAACTCTTCATACCCACCAACAGACATGACCTTGCCTTCTCCAAGGTCCAGATACACAGAGGCATAGGGCAGGTGATTTTCCGTCAGGGAACGCTGCCGTTCACCACGGGGAAACACCGCATGCACAAAGGCAAACAGTTCTGACTGCCGCGCAGGATCATCGCAGGCCCGGCGCACGGCATCGGAAAGCTGCTCAAGCCCAAAGCGGGCCGCAGCATCCCGCGCCGAGAGCTGGAAACGGCGAAACACCGTATCCACTTCTCCCTGCGCATTTTCAGAGATATAGATTTCATTCAAAGGCAAAGCGCGAAAACGAATGCCTCCAGTAGGCGTGGCGTCAACGTAGAGACACTGCCAGCCAAAAAGTCCTGTCTGATGATAGGCAAGGGCCTGTTCGCGATAGAAGCCACCTTCGGCCAGCACCCGGTAAAAGAGGTCTTCGACTTTCTGGAGCCACTCCCGGACCTCCGGCTGATCTGCCAGCTCCTGATCGTCCAGCCCCAGCACGAACCAGCGCTCTGACGGTGAGCTTGCGCCAGAAAGCAGACCTGCGGAAAAAATCTCCGCAGCCCGACGAGCCGTGGCATCCACGATTGTGGACTCGCGCTCTGAATGAGGCGCAAGATCCAAAAAGCCTGAATAGCCCGGCCCCATAAATCTGGAGACATCAGTCCAGACACGTTCAAAAGGCTGGCGCGCAGTGCGAAGCGCTTCAAACTGCCGCAGAACCTGGCTGCGAAGTGAAACACTTCCCTGCATTGACTGCTCTTGTTTCTGCATGCTTACCCCAGTGTCCTTTTCCGTACATTTGCAGGATGTGGGTCCCCCAGAGTCGCCCGCTGGGAAGCTGCGCCCCCAAGCTGAAGCCGCCTGCGAGCCATCTGTTCTTCCTGTTTTCGCAGCTCATCTTCCTTCGGGACCTTTGCCTGAGCTGTGCGTTCCGGTTTTTGCGAACTCATTGGAACAGGCACCGAGACAGTCCGCACCTGTGGTGATGAAAACAAAACTCCACTCATCGCACTCTCCTTTCTTCAATCAACCAGCATACTGCTGCCGCGCATGTGCCCGGCGGACAGGCATGGCAAAAGTCAGGGCCAAAGCATCAGCCAAATCAGGGCTTCGTACCCCACGCGCACGCATTTCATCCTTGGATTCCAGGGTCAGCCGCCCGGCGCTGTCATACGAATAAGACGGAGCAACAAGGTCCGCGTGCAATTCGTCCCGGTCTGGGATGTCCACCTGCACCGGATCCAGAAGCCAGTCGCGAAGCCCAGCCCACATTTCTGCCCGGCGATTCCGGTACCGCTCATTTCGGCAGGCGGCCGAACCAAAGTTCACCGCCACAAGCCGCGAAGCAAATCCCATCTCGCGCAGGCGATCCACAACACCAGCACCAAGTCCCCCAGCATCCACAAAAAGTTTGCTCACATACGGCTCAGAAGCCTCCAGAATATGCGCACACTCACCAGCGGTCTGCATGGTGTCTTTCTTGCGCAGACGACGAATGCCAAACGCTCTGCGCCCCTGCCGAAAAATGATCCCGGTGGCGTCATTTCCAAAACGTGCTGGGTCCACGCCACACACCAGCGGTCCCGTCCCCTGTTCGTTTGCCTTGCGAGCCAGCATCACCGCCTCAGGGACAATGAACGGCTCAGCTCCAGCAAAGGAAAACGCCTCTGCCGCAGTCGCCGGATATTCCCGGCGAAAGAGCACGGGGTCCCGCAGCTCCGCAATCTTGTTTCGCCGCCAGGCCATCTGCTCCATATCCAGCCCGTAGAGCTGCATGTATTCCTGCTCTTCCGGGCGGAGCGAGAAGCTTTCCGGGCAGTCCCGGCGGTACTCCTGCTGCCAAAACCATGGAATGAACACAGGCTGAAAAGGACTTTCTCCAGACTCAGCCCGCTGCCATTCCTGATGGAAAAAATCCCCCATGCCATTTGCCGTGGATTCCAGAACGACTTCTGTTCCTGCGGCATCTGGCACGGCCTGCAAAACACCAGCGGCGTGCTCTGCGGCGTTTTTCCAGAACGCGATCTCCGATCCATGCAGATACTGCACAGTCTGGGATCGCCCCGCTCCTCGCGCGCCAGCAGTGGCCACGCGATAACCAGAATCCAGCCGAGGGAATTCCAGCTCCCGGGCATTGTCATGCCCGCTTTTGGGACGCACCGGCTCTGGACAGTGCTCGTAAAAACGCCGAGCCATCTCCAAAAGCCCACGGCTGGCCTCCATCTCATGCGCCATGATCAGCGCCCGCGTGCCCTTGGCGTGCGTGACTTTCCAAAAATATCGACCGCCAACATAGGTAGAGCAGCCTTGCTGCCGCCCCTTGAGCACCAGTGCCCGGACCTGACCGGTCCGCCTGCGCTGCTCTTCAAGCCGCCTGTGCAGATAGCGCTGGGCACGGTTGAGTAAAAACGGTGCCAGCCCTTCGCTCTTGGTCCGAATCCACAGACAGCGGGATGCATAGTGCGGAAAGTCCTGCATAAGCCGCCGCCGTATTGCTTTTTCCCTTTCATTCATTCCAGACTGTCCAGTGTGTCTTCATGTGTTTCCGCTGTGCTCTCGGGCTTCTCGTTAAACATGTGGAGATACTTTCCCAAAAGACTCAGCGCCCTGTTCGCGTTGGATGCGTCAAAACGGTATTCCGTAACCGCGTTTTCCCCTTTGCCAGAGCTGACCGCCACGGCCTGCATGCAGCGCTCTGCAACATCCTTGAGCCGGGCTATCACCCACTGCCGGGTCACGGCGTCATGGGCTGTGCTGTCATCCTGAAATGCGGCAACAGCTTTTTGAATCCGCTCATCCGCAAGCCACCGTTTTCCTGTCTGTTTTGCTGTTTTTTCGCTGTAGCCAGCGCGCAGGGCGGCTTCTTCCGCATCACCACTCACCGCATACTCTGCGGCAAATCGCTCCTGACGTGGCGTCATGCGCAAACCGTCCTTCTGAATCATCCCCAAATCCTCCGGTCAGAAAACACTATTCCCACGCTTCCCCCCTCTTGCCTTTTGCGCAAAAATGATTAACTCTAAAGGTGCCTGGAACATTGGCGAGATGAACTGATCTCGAGAATGAACACGACGAATACGCGATGTTTCCACCGAGCAGGCTCGGCCTGCCGGGGAGAGTACGCAGGGACGCAAGTCCCATTGAACAAAAATGCGTTCTTGTATTCCGTGCATCCGCGATGAACCGGGCTTTTTTTGTGCCCTCAGCACAGCGCCGAGTACACAGCTCGCACGAGCAGCCCAAGGGTTGCAGCCAGCACCCCGTACACAATCCGCTCCAGATTTTTCAGTTTTTCAGCATGCTCACGGCAATGCTGTTTTCCTTTAAGCTCCCCAATATCCTGCATGATGCGGCTTACCCGCTCATCAATCCGAGCCAAGAGTTCAGCCTGACTTGTTTCCTGCATGGTCCCTCCCCATGCGAAGGCGCACTGCCCCCTTGTCAAAAACCGAGCGGCCCAAAAAATAGTAGCCATAGACGCCAAACCCCAGATCGGTAAGCACAGACAGCTTTTGCGCCGGAATATCCGGCCCGAACACACCCCCAATCAGGGCAACAGTAAAAAGCAGAACACAAAGCGGACGGACATTTTTTGAGAGCCATGAGTCACTCTGCATGTCTGCTTCATGCCGCCGACTCAGCTCCCGCTCCATCTCCAGAGACAAACGAAGCTGCTCGCCCTGCCACTCCAGAAGCCGCGTTTGCTGCTCCTGCTCAAGGCTCCGCAACTGCAACAAAAGTTCTGGATTCCTGAGAGCCGAAGATACGGACTCCGGGCTTGGGTCACAGCCGACACAGGACGCCACCAGACTCCCTGCTGCCGAAGCAATGGCTCCAGCAGGCCCGCCAAGCACGGCACCCAAAACCGGGGCCACTCCTGCGACAATCTTTCCAATGTCTTTCCAGTCTGCCATCTGTCTTCCTCAGGGTTTGACGCTTTCCCGAAGCGGCTGCTCCAGCGACCGGGTTTCCACCCGCTCCACGCTCTGGAACATCCGCAGACACTCCGTGCAGCACCGAAAACGCAACACAGAACCATCCCGACGCTGGCGGGTGCGCATCACGTGGCTTTTGCCACCGCAAAAAGGACAAATCATGATGCAGCCTCCAGCTCTTCCCACAGGTTCACAATGCGAAGCGTCATCTGTCCGCAGTCTTTGAGCGCGGCGTCCAGTGCTCGCAAGGCATCACGGGACATCAGCACGGCCCGCCGCCCAGACAAAATGCCAAGCCGAAGCCCCGGCAAAATGCAGCCCTGTGTATCCTGCGCAGTGTTCCCTGGATGAATGAGAATTTCCGTTCGATCCGGCACACCAGAAAGCGCAAAGCACTTTCCAAAGCGTGGCGAAACATGTGCGGTCATGGCATAGGTCCCTTCTGGAATGCAGGAAATAAGCACCCGGTTTTCACGCCAGCCCGGTTCCAGCGTCAGACAAAGAATCCGGCCATTTTTGCGCAAGACCCCAAAGCAGCCATCCGCGCCATTTTCCACCCGCAAAAGCTCCAGCACTGGCCGGGGTTCTGTATGAGTGTGCATCTCTCCTCCCCTCTTTTCTGTCTAAAAACCCAAGACGGGATCAGCACCCAATGCGCTTCCTTCCATCTGTCCGCTGGCCCACGGGCAGGTCCGCAGCCCAAAGTTCGCACTCTTGTGGAGCATCCGGGCAATGCTTTCCCGTTCCATGCGATTCAGGCTCTGCCGCGATTCCCACAGATTCTGGTACCGAGCATTCAGCTGCTCCACGCAGGTGCAGACATCCCGAAACCACGCCCGGTTCACCCCAGAAAACGGTTTACCCAAAGCACGCAGAAGCTGACGAACAGAAATCTCTTTCTTCTTCCCCGCGGCACGTAGCGTGTAGAGAGGGCCGTGAATTCCATGCTCCCCAAAGTCTGGGCAGAGCCATGGGCAGGGATTTTGGAGCATTGAGTCCGCTCTGACCCGAACAAAACCCTGCCCGTTCACAAGGAAAAACTGCCGCATCCCCCGGACAGGGATTGGAACAAAAACACTGTGCTCAACATCCTGAGGATTCATGACTCTCCCCCTCCCTCTGCGCCTCTGAGCGCCAAGGATTTTCAGGTGAAACAAGCCTAGGTATTTTTAGCCTATTGCTTTGTAAAAAAAATCCTGTGAAAATCACGGCATGGAAGAAGCCACCCATTTTGTACATGCCTTTATGCAGGCCATTGAAGAAGCCCGACTTTCACAGGGCCGTAGCCATTCTGATATTGCACGAGCTGCATTCCCAGAACACAGAGATCCAGTTGGAGCGTATCGCAAGATTCGCAATTCAGGACAAAATCTGCGCATGGAAGATGCAGTTCGCCTTGCACGAGCTGTCCATGTGGATTTCCCTGCTTTGTGCTGGACAGCTCAGCAGTCTTTAAAATAG